ACAATGAACATAGATTGTTTGAATGTGCAATGACCTGTGGTAGCAAATTTACAAAAGTATGGGATCAAGGAGGATCCAAAATATGAAAATGTTAGTAACTGGCGGTAATAGAGGATTAGGGCAACATCTTGTAGAACAATTTGGTGCAGAGAGCATGAGTCGGGCCACTGGCATTGATATAACAAAAGATCATCAAAAAATTGCCAAACTGAGTTTAGAGTATGATGTATTTGTGAACAATGCATTTGATGGGCCTCCACAAGAGCCGTGGGCAAATTTTGGACAGACCCAGGTGTACATGGCAGTATACGATGCATGGCAAGCAGCCGGAAAATCTGGATGGATTTTTAACATCGGATCTGTAGGTGAGCAAAGCATAGTGGCACCTGAACCCAGATGGGAAACATATAGAATTAGCAAGGCAGCATTAAGTCACGCCAGCAGGCAAGGCACTCAGGCATTTAAACAAGATCAAGTGAAATTTCGAACAACTTTACTCACATTAGATAGACTAGATACAGAACTTAGCCGTAGTAGACCCACATGGACTGGTAACGGGCAGGCTTTGCATGACATCAGTGACTTTATCAAGTATACTGTAAATGTCAATGCAAATACCGTGATAGAACAGGCAACTTTTTACATCAACTTCAACTTTAAGGCATAACTATATGACACAAGTAATACAGCAACATGACATGGCTATATCAAAACACCCCAGTGGAGACATTGCCCGAAACATGTGTGGGATTTGTTTACTTGATCACAAATAATCTATCTGGACGCAAATACATAGGCAAAAAACTAGCCAAGTTCTCAAAAACAACTTACCGAACAGTCAAACAAAAAAACGGCATCAAGAAGCGGAAAAAGATACACAGCAAAATCGATAGCGATTGGCAAGAGTATTATGGGTCAAGCTCAGAATTATCCGCAGACATCGAAAAACTAGGCACCAACAATTTTACCAGAGAAATACTTTACTACTGTAACAGTAAAAGTGAATGTTCATACGTTGAAGCACGGGAACAGTTCAGTAGACAAGTATTAGAGTCACAAGATTATTACAACGGCCAGATATCTGTAAGGGTACATGGTCGGCAGATATTGAATAAAATATGACCAGGCTTCACTATAATAAAATCAACAAAAGTAACACTGCTTTTTTAAATGACCCGTATTGGATTAATCCAAAATCTGGTTTTGACAAAGCATGGCACACTCAAAGAGAAAATCTCAAACAAAATTTAGGCATCCATAAAGAACACAATTGGGAAATCATTAACGAACCTACCGGGCCACATGCAGGCAAAGTAGTCTGCAACACTTGCAAAAGTAAAAAAGGCAAAAGTATGTTTGTTACATGGATTCCAAAAAGTTATATTTTATCTAACACTTAAGGTTAGCGGGCCAGTTTGTAATACCGCTGTGGAAAAACCGGGGAATAACCGGACACGTAACATATTGATGCACTCCCCTAGGTAAATCCTAGTATCCTGAAAAATCGGAAGTGAGTCTGAGGGTAGAACCATACGCCCAACGCATTGATATAGTATGAATGTTGGCATACGAAAAACCGTGCTATAAAAACTTAAACACTAGGAACGAGGTTTAAGGCACTTGAAAAAGTGGATCGATGTAGGTTGGGAAAGATCAGAGCCCATTAGCATCACGGTAAAAACACCTATTTCCAATGTCTTGGCTGTGACAACTCACATGAGGACAAAAGATGGAACCGTGCAAAACGGTTCCGTCTGACTAAAACAATCTACATGAAAACTTTTTTAGTTTTACTCTTTAGATAATAACATTGATGAGCGACAGCGACATCAATAGACTTGCGTAGCAAGTCTTGAATACTAAAAGAAAGGGAGGCCCGATTTTTTTGTTGTCTCCAAGTTGTCTTTGATCAACTCATTAATAATTTCACGCTCTTGTACACCTAGAGCCATGGCTTGATCATAAGTTAGTCCACCTCGCATGAACCAACTCATCTTGATAGCCTCCTGGCGTATGTTTTGACAATCTTTGTCCATATTGTCGACCAAGGTGCCGATCTCTTCTACACTAGAGGTCAGGAGGCGTCGACGAAAAAACTTGATAGATCCAGTGTAAACGGTTGTGTATACTGATGGCTACATTCTTTACACACAAGATTTAACGGTTGTACATCACTTTTTTGTTTTAATGTAATAACGTAGTCTCTTAATTTATTGAATATCTTGCTGTCACAATTGCGTAGATAGTCTGTGATAAATTCAGTTTCGGTTACCATTGCTTGTGGAGTTTTGATAGCTGCAATACTTTGGGCAATGGTTCTTAACGTAGTTTCATTGACCAACATCATGCTACGATTTAACTGTTCCAATTTTATTTTTTCTTCTGCATCACTATTCAGCACCCGCATGGCTTGTTGTTGCTCCATCTGCATTTGATTGTTGTCATTTACAAACTTGTATGGAATAGGTTGGAACCAAAATTCTAAATCTCCGATATTCATGGAACTATCATAATCTCCAATCTTTAATCCGTCATTGACTGCACGTAAATCAACGCTGATCAACTCGTCAACACTGCATGCTGGACAGGACACATCAAGATCCATGGCATGCCCGTAGCTGGCAATACGTATGGCCACTAACACAGCGTCAATGTCAGTTGCTGGCATGGCCCAGGGATCTCTTATGCTAGGAACACAGCTTTTGATCACGTTCACAGTGGCTGTGCCGTTGAATAGTGCATCTGGAGTTCGATAAGTGATTTCGTCCACACTGGTCATGGGCAACACTGGTAATTCTCCATTGGGCGGCAAAGTAAGGGTGCCCGGCGGATAAAATTTACCTTTGGATGGCAGTCGGAGATAGATCGCTGGTTGGCGAAAATATTGTGTTAATGGGTTGTTTGGTAGCATGTTTTTCCTCGCTAAATATAATTATGATTAAATTACCACACGGTAAAATTACAAGGACATATTATGGATGATGCCGCAAAATTATTAGAACAGCAGTTGAACGGTATGCTTGAGAATTTTAGCTTAGGCTTCTCAAAAGCTGCTGGGCAAATAGCAGGAGGTGCTGCTGGTCTTACCACAGCATTGGCCAATGGCCAACAAGGTGCCAGTGTATTTAATGGTACAATACAATCAGCTGGCCAAGCGTTGACATCACTGCTGGGGCCATTGGGTGCATTAGGTACAGCATTTGGTAAACTGGGTGAGTTTGCTGGAATGTATCTTATCAAAGCTTCTCAGCAAAGCGATGCATTATTCAAAAGTTTTCAAGATCTCAGTAGAGTAGGTGGTGCTGGTGCTGAAGGCATGACAGGTGTGTTTAGCAACATGCAGAAGTTTGGTTTGTCAATGAATCAATTGCCCGAGTTTGGAGCAATGATTGCTCAGAACAGTGAAGCATTGGCCAAACTTGGCGGCAGTGTAAGCCAAGGAACTAAGAAGTTTGCAGACGTTGCTGCCGGTATAGAGCAGTCGGGAATACAGTCTGAATTTCTACGCATGGGGTTAAAGATCAAGGATATCAACGAAGGCACAGCAAATTATCTAAGAATACAAACATTAACTGGTGCCAGTGCCCAAAAATCACAAGAAGCACTTACAGCTGGTGCTGCTGAATATATTACGCAACAAGACAAACTCAGCCGACTAACAGGTAAATCAGCAGAATCTTTGGCCAAAGAAGAAGAAGCACGACTGTCAGATCAACGTTATGCTGCGGTAACTAGAGATCTAGAACAAAAAGCAGCCGCTGCCAGAGCAGCAGGAGACGAAGATGGGGCCAAAGCAGCTGAAGATCAAATTAAACAGAATCGTGAGTTAATGGCACAAACACCTGCTGCATTGAAACAAGGTGTGCAGGATTTGATGAGTGGATTTGTAAACAGTCCAGAAGCTAAAAAAATGTATACTTCATTGCCCGAGATGTCTCAGGCAATTCTCAGTCAAAATTACCAAGCCAGCGAGGTACTGACCAAAGGTGCTACCGAAGCCAGCGGCGCACTTAATAGAAATTCTGGATTAGCCAAAGCAGGCATAAGCAATTCAGTAAATGCAGATTATGCAGGAATGATTGCTCTCGAAGCTAAAAATCGACAAAAAACTGCATCAGAAAATGAGGCCGATGCTAAAAAAGCACAAGATGACTTGAAGTCTGGTAAAAATCTAGATATCAACAACCAAGTGGCACTGCGACAAGCACAAACAGCAACCACCATTGCCATGGACAACCTTGTGAATAAAGGTGTAAGTCCGGTGACTGCTAAATTATTAGAACTAGCCGGTGGAATTGAAAAAGTAATTACAAAGTTACCTGAAACTGGCGAAAAAACATCAATTAAAGAAAGACCCAATCAACCTGGTTCAGGACGAGGTGTAAACACTCCATCTGTTGCTGGATACGGTACAAATTTTAAAACTGCGGAAGCTGAAGCGTTTATAAAAAATTCTGTAAGCAAGGCATCTAAAGCTATAGGAAACCTAGGACAACGAGACCTTACTCCTCAGGAACAGGTGGATAGGGCCAAACCAAATAGTGAACCAGTCAATCGTCGCGACACTCGTTATACACCAAAACTAACTGATGAAGACAAACAAAAATTAGTAGATAAGGTAAACCCCAAATCAGCACCAGCAGTACAAGCTGCCACTCCAGCAGCAGCACCACAAGCTAAACCAGCACCGCCTGCTCCACAAGCTAAACCAGCACCGGTAGCACCGCAAGCCAAACCAGCAGCGCCACAAGCTAAACCAGCACCAGTTGCACCCACTTCGGGCTATATCAGAATTAGCCCTCCGGATCAATTTGCTAGACCTGACCAATCATTAGCTGGACCTAAAACAACGTATCGTACAACACTGGATAATTCTCGACCAGATACCGAACGTGAAACAAAAACAAATACTGGATCCAATAACGAAACCAATCCAGAACTGACTCAAGGCATTATGGAATTGGCCAAAAACATAGGGTTGCAAACAGCTAGCACAAACGAACTAGTGGATCTCATGCGTAGAAGTGTTAATACCCAAGGCAAGATACTGCAACAGTCTAGGAATTAACAATAAATAACACACTATGGCAGAACCAAACAAAGGCACCGGGTGGAAAAAATACTTCAAAGTCGCAGATTTATCTGGACAAATGAGCCCAATTGCGGGTGGTAGAGATCAGGGATTACCGGGATATCCTAAAAATGATGGCCGTCGCAGCAATCAAGCAGAGTCTGATTTTAGTTTCAGAAACTATGCCAGTAGATTGCCCGAAGTATATTCGGGACACCCTAACCGTATTGAACGTTATAATCAATATGAAAACATGGATGCCGATTCGGAAGTTAATGCATGTTTAGATATCATATCTGAATTCTCTACACAGCTGAATGAACAAAACGACACACCGTTTGATATAACATACAATGATGATCCTACAGATCACGAAGTTGAAATCATACGCAAACAGATGCAGCAGTGGGTCAAACTGAACAAACTTGATCAGCGTATTTTTAAACTGTTCCGTAACACCATCAAGTACGGCGATCAGGTATTTGTACGTGATCCAGAAACATTTGAAATGTACTGGGTGGACATGAGCAAAGTGGTTCGAGTTATTGTTAATGAAAATGAAGGCAAACGTCCTGAACAATACATCATACGTGATATCAACCCTAACTTTCAAAACTTGACTGTGGCCGCCAAAACCACAACAGACTTCATGGTCAACCCAAGTTCAGGCGGAGCAGGCGGTATTGGCGGTAGCATGCAAGGTGGTGGATACACTGCACCCAGTTCAGCCATGAGTGGAGTAAGCAGATTCAATCGTGCTGTGAACGAAACTTGTATTGATGCTAAACATGTGGTTCACATGAGTTTGAACGAAGGGTTAGATACATTTTGGCCTTTTGGTAAATCAATCTTGGAAAACATTTTTAAAGTTTTCAAGCAAAAAGAATTGCTAGAAGATGCCATGTTGATCTATCGAGTACAACGTGCTCCTGAGCGACGAATGTTCAAGATTGATGTGGGCAACATGCCCAGCCACATGGCCATGGCGTTTGTGGAACGTGTGAAAAATGAAATGCATCAACGTCGTATTCCCACATACGGCGGCGGCGGTCAAAACATCATGGATTCAAGCTATAATCCACTCAG